CTTGAATGCTAGCAAAAGAAACATGATACAGATCGAAAGCTCAAAAGGCTTTCCGCAAAGGCACCGGAGTGATGTAAGTAAGACGCCTTACCTGGAGATAGACTGTCCGGACTATCTTCGCAGCCCTGTTACCCTTAGCGCCATTAGACGTGATTTATTTAAATATGGTAACAAAGGAATGAATTTGAGAGATGACACGATGATGAGACAAGCAATCACACATACTCGTCGTGCATTCACGAAGTTTTCACCAGTTAGACCTCTTCATTTTTATGATGTTTTGGCTCGAACCGATTTAGACATATGGACAGCAAGTCCTTGTCTACCATGGATACACTATGGATTTAAAACAAAGCGTCAAGTAATTGAAGACGAACGTTCAGTTCGATCTATGCGCACATTTTGGTGGCGTGTTAAAGAAGGTATGAACATTGGAGCTCCTGATTCACAGGCACACGTAAGGGCCCATTTAATAGAGACTGGCGAACGTCCTAAAGTAAGGGCTGTTTGGGGATATCCATTAACCGTGCTCCTTGGAGAAGCACAATTCGCACTTCCATTAATAGATATGTTACAAAAAGGCGGATCCCCAATGGCATATGGATTTGAAACAGCAATTGGTGGTATGAAAAAGCTGTGCCAGCAATTTTCTTACTGCAAATATTTTGCAACTGTAGACTTCAAAAGTTTTGATAAAACTGTCCCGAACTGGTTGATAGATGAAGCGTTCGATATCTTATCCTGTCTCATGAAATTCGATCGTTATCAAGGTTCGAATAAGTCGGATTTCACACGAATATGTAGACAGTGGGATTATATCAAAAGATATTTTAAGTATACCACAATAAGATTATGTAATGGCGAACGCTATCGTAAATCAGTTGGAATAGCAAGTGGTAGCTATTTTACTCAACTAGTTGGATCTGTCGTAAATCATATAATTATGACGTACGTATGTATGCGTCTACATAATTCACCGCCTCTTGAAATACGAGTGCTAGGTGACGACAGTATCCTGGGACTAGATCAAAACTTAGACCTCGACGATGTTCAGGACATCATTGAAGAACTGGGTATGACGATGAATTATAAAAAGTCCTCAGTCTCCAAGAAATTGTCAAATATGATATTTCTTGGATTTCAAATCAATAGTGGTTGGCCTACTAAAAGTTATTCATCCTTGTTGGCCTCACTAGCATATCCAGAACATCCTGACCGATCGTACGATGAATTTTATACACGTACACTCGGGCTGGGTATGGCTAATGCTTGTGGAAACGAAAAGTTTGATAATTTATGTCGTTTCATATTACAAGGCAAGCATTTTGATTTGAAGGCAGGTCGAAGTTTCACTCGATATCTGAAATCAATGGGTATAGTTATGTTTGATCAAAGACTACCCGG